TTACTGCGGAAATAGATTATTCATTCGGTACGTTTATGTCTAGTCAATATACTTTCACGGTAAAGATTTACGCAGAGCCTTATTTGTGTTATCACATTATACCTATGCAACTATTATCATGGTTTAAAAATTCAAGGTCTTTTAATAATACGACACAACGATATAGGCAGTATTTCAGAGCCTACCTACAAAACGAATACCCACTAATTAATTTTGACAATATCACTTTTGAATTAGGTAATATTATTATCGTTAACCAACCTGAGGGCGGTGGGCTTTATAACTTTTATTTAGAGGGTTAACCTTTAAGTTTTAGTTCAGACTCCATAGAAAGCCAATTTAGTACTAAAATATGCCCTAAGCTGGTAACGTCTTTTACTTTGGTAACATCACCATTACAAAGACCGTATATTAATCTTTGCCAACCCCACTTAGTATTTGTTTGTTCTGGTTTTTTAGGTTGTATTTCTTCGGGTTCTTCTTCGTCTGGTTCGGGGTCATCGTCTTCAAGAAGCCCTTTGTACTTTTCTAGTATTTCAGCTCTATATTCCACGAATGATTGAACGGTTGAATAGTGTTTTATTATTGGTTCTTCGCGTATCTTTTCACATTCAAAGGTTAGTATTTCGTAACCTTTAATAGTTGCACAAATCTTATCAATATTCTCAATAGGTGCTTTATCGGTGCAATAGGTATTAAGGTCAATAAATGCTCCAAATGATAAGTGCCTAAATGATTGTTTAGTTTTGTTTGTAGGTAATGAATCGAGCCAACGGAACTCCTTAAGAATCCCGTTTAACTCACTTTCATCAGTATCAAAATAATCGTTTCCCGTGACAATGGCAATACGCTCCAAATAAAATTCCGTAGGTGATAGTTCCTGAGAATCTAGTTCAATGATTTCTAAAAATTTACCAACTGTTACGGCGTTCCAATTATTTTGCATCCTCTAAACTTTTCAATGTACGTTTAGCAACTAGGGTGATGTAAGGTATAGCAAAGTCAGCATTCACATTTTCCTCAAATAATTTAGCTTTTAGGTTTAAATGCGATTGTTCATAGTGTTCATTTACGCTTAAATCTTCACGCTTAAAGATAATTGATAGAATATAACTAGGGAAATTATCAATACCACGTTTAGCGCATTTTTCAATCTCAATTAAATCTTTTGTTTTAAACTTAAATTCGTCACCTACATAAGCGACATAATTGTAACCTTTAATCTCAATGCTTTTAGCTGGTAATTCATTGCTAATTTCCATTGCGTTAAATGATTTTATCAATTCAATAAATGAATCGTTTTCCATGTCGTAAATAATCGCCTCAGGAAGTCCAAGCGTTTTAAACACCTCACAATATTGCTCTAATTTTCCAAGTGTTTGGCTGTTTAGAATAGTGTAAATTTTGTTAAATTCTTTGAGCGTTATTTCATTCGCTTCGTTGCGAAGTTCAAAGGTTTCATTCTCTAATTTTACGTTTACCATAACTTTTACTTTTAGGACAAAGATAAGAATTTACCTATTACAACCATGTTACCAGTCTATAATCTTTCAATTGATGAATGCGACGCTGAAAACGGCGAGTATTTAGGCGTGCTAGAAATTGCAAACACCGCAAACCCCGCAATAATGATTAAGGGTATCGCATTGAGTGACATCAAACAAATGATTTTCAAAGATGACTTAAAATATAGGATAGCAAGTCCTGTATTGATACCGTCAAAAATATACCGACGTGACGAACAAACGGGTGAGGAATATTACGTAAACGTAACGCCTGAGATAGTTGAAAAAATGTTTGTTAAGTTCCAAAGAGATAGAAGCGGAAAAGACGTTTTTAACCTAGAACACGACGAAGCGCAACGAGTACCAAGCTACATTTTAGAAACATGGTTAGTTGAAACACCAAAAACTGACAAATCTCTAGTTACTTACGGTATTGAGTGTCCCGAAAAAACATGGTTTGCAGTTCAGCAGTTCACAGATAAGCAAGCGTATTTTGATTGCGTAGAAAGTGGGCAAATTGGATTCTCTATTCATGGTGAAAGTGCTTTAAAATTCACAAAACAAGAAATTATTAAACCAATAAATATGAGCAAAAAGAGAAAGTTTGTCGCTCAATTCACGGAAGCAGTCGGAACGGATAGTGGTGAAGTAATCGTAACAGCAGACGTACTGGAAGTAGGTGCAGACGTTGCTGTATTAGATACTGAATTCACACCAATCGAAAACTTTAGCGGAGAAATTACCATTGAAGATACACCCGTAGTTATTACAGATAACGTAATCACATCAATGGGCGCGGAAGAAATGGAAATGAAAACCGAAGAAGTTGTTGTTGAAAAGGTTGAAATGGCAAAAGAAGAAGTAGTTGTTGAAACTGAAATGGCAGTTGAAGACGTTGCCGTTGAAGCGTACACAAAGGAAGAAGTTGACGCAAAATTTGATGAGATTTACTCAATGATTGCAGAAATGAAAACTGAGGAGGTAGCAGTTGAAGAAGTAGAAATGGCAGAGATGCCAAAATCAGGCATTGAGTTGAAAATGTCGAAAGTAGAAAAATTAACAAACTTTTTAAATAAGAAATAAGATGAGCAGAAAAGTACAATTTTCAATGGAGGTTACAAATAACGCTCTATTGCAAGTAAACCCAAAAGAGTTTTACACAAAAGCATTGCTTGAGAATCGTTCAAGCGCAGAATTCCGTCAATTGTTGGGAATTAAAGAATCAACAAAAATCGCAGCACTAGACTTCGGTACATTGTTAACAGAAGCGGATTGTGATTTCGTAGTTAACAATTCTACATTGTCAGCAAAAACAATGGATGTATGCAAAATCGCTTTGAATACTGAGGTATGTCAATTCGAGGTTGAGCAGTCTTTTTTAGCTGATTGGATGCGTCAAGGTTCTAACGGTGATTTTATGCCTGCTGAATTCGCTACGCATTTTTATGCTGAGTTAGGTCGTTCAGTTTCTAACCAATTGGAGTACCTTACATGGCAAGGTGACACAGAGGGTGAAACAGGAACTTACTTAGACCTTTGCGACGGTTTAGAGAAACAATTAGGAGGTGCAACTATTCCAACAGCTCAAAGAATCGCGGGAACAGCTATTACAGCTTCTAACGTAATTGCTCAAATGACTTTGGTATACAACCAAATCCCAAGAGCTTTGAGAAACCGTAAAGCAGACGTTAAATGGTTCGTAGCTTCTAACGTTGCTGATGCTTACAGATTGGCAGTTGCTGTTCAATCAGCTGAGGCGTACACTACAAAAGATGCTCCTTTGAACTTCTTGGGTTACACTTTGTCAATTGGTGAGGGTATGTCTGACAACGCTATGACTTTGTCTTTGCAGTCTAACTACATTTTCCTTGCTGACTTGATTAGTGATCCAACTGATATTACAACTATCAACATGAAAGAAACAACTGGAGATCGTAAGATTCGTGTTATTTCTGACTTCAAAGTTGGTTTCAACTATTTGAACGATGCAGAATGGGTTACTTACAGTATTCCTGCAAACGCATAACATTAACGAGGGGTGTTAATTCACCCCTTTTTATTCACTTTAAAAATTATAATTATGAGTTGCGTAGCACTAGAAGAAATAGCATTAGGTTGTGAAAGAAACAGCGGAGGGATTCATCAAATTTTAGTTGGTGATATGTCTGATATTGTTTCGCAAGTGGTAAATAATCCATTGTGGGCGATTGGGGACATGACTGTTTCTAATCCTCCAATTGAGATTCAAGTTAAAAGAAAGACGTCTAACTATGTAGAGGATGAGCAAAACGATTTCGTTAACGGTTCGGTAGTAGTTACAACTACAATTACAGCGATGTTGCATAGACGTGACGCTGACAAGTCAAGAAAATTGAATTTGTTAGGTGCTGGTCAAAGATACCTTTACGTTGTTGTCTTAGATGCTAATGGTAGATATTGGTATTTCTCAAATGTACAACTTCAATCAGTTGGTGAGGGTTCAGGACAAGAGCGTGCAGACGGTTCTAAGTATTCAGTTGTCTTTGTTGGAGAGGATGACCACTTAGCATACGAAATCGAAAGCGCAGTTGTTGCTGATATTTTAGCTGACTAGAAAATATAACTTTCGAGGAATTAAGGTTGTTCAATTTGGACAGCCTTTTTTTGTGTCCTATTATTTGCATGATTTACATTGAGAAAAATATTGAGACAAACATAGCGCTTACACTTACGGAAAGTTCACGTTTGGCAGTTCCTTATTATCTATTTCATTTTATAAACGAGATTAACGATTCAGAAACGTTTGCAACCTTTGAGGATATTAGCGGTTACCCTGAGCGTTTTAATCTATTCACAATGCAATTAAATTACGTTAAAGGTCAATATACATACACGGTATACGAAAGTGCAACACCGAACCCAGAAACGATAGCAGATACAACGGGTTACATAGTTGAAACGGGGATAATGATAGTTCACTCAGACGAAGACGTAAACACAAATATTTATTTATGAAAATTTTAGGAATTAATTTTAGTAGGAGCGCAGTTGTAAGAACTGAGCAACAAGCATACAGCACACCGTTTGGCGTTATTGGTGATGGCAATTTATCTTTACCTTTCATTCAGTCTCAAGTCCACAAAGCGGGTGTTATTTATTTCGGTTCGGATAACTTATTCCCAAGCGTACTTAATCAGATGTATTATACTAGTCCAATTCACGGGGCTGTTATTGACTTTACAGTAATGGCTGTAATCGGTGGCGGTTTTACAGTTGACGGATTAACAACGGCAAAAGACAAAGTAGATTTTGAGGTTTGGTCGCGAATGAATAAAGTTGATCGTAACCTCGAAACTATTGCAAGGGATTATAAAATACATTCACGCGTTCACTATTTGTTAAAGTATTCAGATAGCGGGAAGTTTTTGAGAATGGAACGAATTGAACCCGCTAGTATTCGTTATCGCTTTGACGGTAACTACGAATTTTCTAGCGATTGGTCAACGGGAAAAGAAAGACGTTTTATTGAGGCTTTTCATCACGGTAAAATAGGAAAGTTTAACGAGATGCTTTACACATTTGGCGAAGTTGGAGCGGGACAAGATATTTACCCTATACCTACTTATTCAAGTGCTTTAAATTGGTGTTATTTAGATGGCGAACAAAGTTACTTTCATAAGTCTAACTTACAAAATTCTATTTTCCCAAGTCTTATAATTAGACGCCCTAAGCGATTCGGTTCTAAAAAGGAACAAGAAGACTTTAAAGACGGTTTAACGCAGAATAAAGGCGCTAAAAGTGCGGGTAAAGTATTTGTATTGACGGGTGACGGTATAGAAAACACGCCTGATGTTGTAGTTCCAAGCGCTCAAAACAATGATAAGTTATTTGAGGGTACAAGCAAAGAGTTAAAAGACAATATTTGCTTTGCTCACAAAATTAACCCCGCGATTATGGGCGTTAAAGTTGCGGGTTCTTTGGGTAATGCTCAAGAGCTTGAGATGAGTTACGCTATTTTCGAGAAAAACGTAGTATTCCCAATGCGTAAACAGTTGGAAAATATGTTTAACGAGTTGTTGCAGATAGCGGGCGTTAATGGAATATTTAATATTACTGGTTTCAAAATTATTGGTGAGGAAATTGTCGGAGGCGAAGAAAGCAAAATCAATAAAACGGGTGAATTACTTAACGCAATGTCTCCATTACTTGCAAATAAAGTACTTGACAACCTTACAATCAATGAAATTAGACGTATTGCGGGGCTAAGTGATGTACCAGACGGAGACCAATTAGCAAACCCAAGCGCACCCGTGAATAATAATACAGAAAATATTGTACCATGATTTATTTTGTAACAGAACAATACTTAAAACAAAAAACACCAATAACGCAAAACGTTAGCGCCACAGATGTGATGCCGTTTATAGAGCCGTCTGCTAGTTCTTGGATGCAGTCGATTCTAGGTACTTACTTTTTTAATCATTTATTGACGGCTTACAACGCTCAAACATTAACAAGTGATGAAGAAATATTAGTTGAAAAGATTAAACCCGCTGTGGCGTGGCGTGCGACTGTTGACTGCGTTCTAGGTTTGACTTATCAACTAAAAAATAAGGGACTTCAAAAGCAAAACGGCGATAACTCCGAAAGCGTTGACCAAACAGAAACTACTTTTGTGATGCGACACTACGAGCAGAAAGCTGAATTCTTTGAAATGATAACAAGAAAATATTTGAAGTTAAATAAAGACTTGTTTCCACAGTTTACAAGCAATCTAAATAGAGATTCAGAATTAGCCCCACAGAACGATGATAATTTTAACAGTGATACAATGTTTATATGATTAGTTATTTACAAGCAATCGACGTTATTCGCACATTTGCGCTAAATCATTACTTCATTAATAAGTTTGATTTTGAATTTAGGGAACAAATGCCAAATTTGGCCACGTTAGATGAAGCATATCCTTTGCTCTTTGTTGTACCTATTGCAAGCGATACAATCCAAAACGTTAACGAGTTTGATATTGATGTTTATTGCGTTGACCGTTATCAAAAAGACCGTACAAACGTTAACTTTGTTATTAGTGACTGTAACCAAACGTTAAATGATTTGGTATTATGGTTAGAAGAGGGACAAGATAGTATTGAAATAGTAAGTACTTCGACTCAAACACCAATAAATAATGACTTGTTAGATTATGTTGGCGGGTGGGTTTTAAGATTACGTTTGCAAGTTGAAAAGATTGGACTTTGTGAGATACCATTTAAAGGTGGGCAACCAACGCCACCAAGTTGCCCAAGTGGATTTATTAGAAATTCAGACGGTAGCTTTACAGCAATAGTACCAAGTGGCGGTGAATTGATTTTAGAAGATATTACGCTACAAACATTTAATTCAAAGGAAACTTTAATAGATGTAATAAAAAGTCCTAGTAACGTAGATTTTGAATATAGAATTCCTGATACAATTATTGTAAATTCAAACAATACTTATCAATTAGACGCTCCAAGTTGTGAAACTTCATCTTTACCTGATACTCAAATAGTCTTAAAAGATACTGATGAAAATATTATTTCGACAACTGATTTTCCTAGTTGCGAAAGTTACGATTTAACCGCTCCTGACGGTGCAATTACAATCAACGGTTCAAGCGTTGGTAGTGTCAAATCGAATGGAACTAGGACTTTAAGCGTTAAATTAGACGGTATAAATAGCGGAACTTTTGATGGTTTTGATACATGGAATCTAACAAGTGAATGGGTTAGACCTACTGACTGGTTACCTATTCCTACAATTGAAACGGGTGAACAAGTTTTTTATGGTTTATTTGCAGTTTATAATGTTACCTTAGGAAACTATTTAGCATTTTCTTTTGCTGGAAATTATACAGGTGATTGGGGAGATTTAACACCTATTGAAAATTT